CCAGCCGGTAAAATCGTACCGGCTCTGGTCTAACTCCTGAGACTGTGATTGTATTAATTCCTGCCTGAGTTTCATTTTTATACCCTTATTAAAATTGGTGCTTTATAATTCACCATCTTACCGCCTACCCATATCCAGCCACGTTTCCGGCTCTTGGATATCTGTCTAGGGGTAGTATTCATTTCCCTTGCAAGTTCCTTATTTGTTTTATTAAACGATTTCATGTTTTCCTACCTCCAATGCTGAGCCTTCCCATTTTATCAAGTTTTGAAACATGGTTTTTTTGGATTCTTCTCCTACGTCTATAAGTGTAGCAATTAGAGAAGGTAAGTCTTCTACACGAAAAACTACTTTTACAGGATTGGCTGGTTCCTCAGTACTTGTAACGTCTATTTCAGTAGATAATGCTATTAATGGCGTACCTTCATCACTACCGATTAATATATCTACATTCTGCCAGTTATTACCCCTACTGGAAAAGAATTTAGCCTGTACTCTTTTTCTGTTACCTCCAAAGCCTCCGTCTAAGCTGATTTTTTTATCTATATCCATTTTTATTTTCTCCTACTTGTTTGTTGTTTAGTTGTCATACGTCCAAAGTTTCTAAAAGTTCCAAATTATTTACACGATTTGATTATTTTATACAAGCGTAAGCCGAAATTCTCTTTCCTGCTTGTATTATATTCCAGATCAAAGCCAACACCAAAAAACCGTAACTCGAACCAGAACACATTATAGGGGTCGTAGAATTCATCATCACGATAACCCCCACGATCACATTTTTCTAACCAGTATCCAATCCAGAATTCAAGCAATTTATACCCTTTTAAATAAATTACCTTTAAATAACTTCTTTTGTTCTGTTTATACATTTTTACAACTCCTTTATTTTATGTAATTACTTTACTTTTTCTATTATTGTTTCTGTGTTGTTCTTTGTGTAGCACAGTAAACAGTCTTTACACTTCTGAAAACAATTCACCCTATCATCATCTATTGAAACATTGTTGAAAGTTTTATCAAAGTTCGCCGGTAATTTGGCTATACTATTTATAATTTGGTTAGAGTATACCAGTATTAAATTATTAGGCTTACCGTATTCCTTTATATATCTATTAACCAAGTTTTTTCTCTTTGTCCATAGGGTAAAGGTTGTCATTTTATTTTTAAGTGAAATATTCATTAAATTAATTAAGTGAGTATAATTAATTAATTCTCCATGCCCACTAAACCGGAAAACTGCACTATTTATAAAAGGGAGATATCTTTCAGGAATTACAGCCTCTCTAAGAACTTTAGAATTATGTTCGAAAGCCGGTACACAGTTTTTTCTAAAGGTCTCTAACATTTCCACAGAATAACACTTGGTACAAATAATGTTTTCATTCTTGGAATTATTCATCTTTATACAGAATGGATTACTTAGAGTATTCGTATTGATCGCCGGTATATCCTCCAATTTTCCACTCATTTTACTAATTTTTACTAACATTTTTTAAGCTCCTACACTTGTTGTTTAATTGTTTCATACTACGTATACGATAAGATAATAAAAAAGTTCCCATAAAAACTAGAAAATAATAAAAAAACCTTAACTGGTTAAATGTACTGGTGTGCCTATATAATAAAGTTATTAAATAAAGCTTTGTGTGGAATATACTACAATTTACACAAATTAAGCCGGTACTATAAAAATACTGCCTACGTGCACAATATCATATAAATTAAGTACTTACGTGCACAATATTATAAAAGATGGTTTTTTTGTGTGATTCGGGGGCTACCTACGTGCACAAGGGTATAAAATATATATAAAAAAGAGGAGAGTGAGCAGTTTTATGACTTGCTCAGGTCTTGGCGGGCTCTCCTATTAATCTCTACTTCCCAACATCCCATTATTGGAAAAGCCTTTACAGATTCTCTTCTTTTTATTAGGATGTTTTAAATCTGGCAATCCCTTACCTTTGCCATCTTCACGTTTTTTATTTTTCTTACGAGTAACTTTCATTTTATGCTCCTATGGGGCGGGCTTAAGGCCCGCCCCGGTTTAGGTTTAGGGTTTATGAGTGGGCTGGATTATCATCCATTGGTATACTCATCTGGTTAGGATTTACAGGATTTGGATTATCCCATGTATCCTGTCCGTATTTCAGAAGACCGTCAACTACCAAGCTATTGTTTTTTATAGCTCCTTGAGTGACCTTCCTTTGATGCCAGAGTATCTCAGTGCCAGAGTTAAGTAAATCCCAGCCGGTGAATGAATCACCATTTTGTGGATACTTCCCAGAAACAAGCATATTTTTTACAATCTGCCCATATTGCTGGGTTGGTAACTTTCCAAGATAGTCTTTGTTTTCAGAAATTACTTTCAATTCCTGAAAATCTATTGATTCTTGGAGAGTACCGCAAGCATTAGCAAAGGCCGGGAGTTTCATTGCCACTTCTTTTCCTGTCAATTTTAATACTGACTGGTGAATTTCTTGCTCCCAGTCAATATTATTCATAGAATGCCGGAAAGTATGACCAAAGGAGAATGCTTTTGATCTCATACCATTCAAACAAACTAATCTCATGAAATAGCAGAGAATTCCTGCTTTAATCGTACTATCATAGCTGTTCATCTCTTCCATTACTAAACAGATTAGATCACCAACTACAGGAACCCTAGCAGTCATTCCACCATCATCACAGGTAAAAGTTCGACGATATACTTTACCATCGAAAAACACCTTTGATTCTTTCCATTGCATACCACTCTGAGCCCGTATTTGGGCTCCCACGTCAGCAATCTGACTATTAGGTACACAAAGGTAAGTTTCACCAACTACACCAATTTCCCGGTCATTCCACTCAGGTATCCTAATCGAATGAGCCCTTGATTCTCCACCGTGCTCAGTAGTCAAAGGAACTTTGACAATATCAATATAGGGATCGATATTAGGATCGAATGAGTTAGTAATTACCGGACTATCCTGTACAACAGATATAGTTTCCTGTGATCTCTCCATTTCCTGAGTTTCTTCAGGTCTTGGAACTTCCACGCTCTGGAAAGCAAGGTCTGTGATATTGTTAGGGTCTTGAGTATTCCTGAAGTCAGGAACAGTATTTATATTATCCATTTTATGGACTCCATTTTAGTTAAGTGTAATGACTACACCATGTAATCATTACGAGATCATATTCACGTCAATCTTATTCACTCAGTATATGGTTAACTGATACGTATTTCATCCCATGAATTGCAATATACCTGCTCAGTGCACTCGCCGAGTCTGTGCCCCTTTTGATCTTTTCCTATTTAACGAGTGTATATATAATAAGTTCCATAATTAATTACATTTATTTACATTGGCCTTATTACCTGCTTTTCAATTATTTACCTGCATTAATTCAATTCCGAAAACTCAATTCAATTATTCTAACTTGGAAACCGATTAGGGGGGAGTCCGTGCGAAATAAAAGAGACGCACACATACTAATATAATTTTTTTAAAATTTTTTTTTTAAGAACAGGACAGTAGGACTATAGAGTACCATTTTTTATAAACTATCTTACACGTACGTACATAAGGAAGGTTTATAAAAATCACTCTTTTTAGTCCTTTAGTCCTGATTAGTGTGTACCGCCTCCCCTTTTGGGGGGAGCGGTCACTTATTTTGGAATTTTAGCTTAAAAATAGGTTAAAATGGTTCGCCGGTACTATTGACATTGATTCGCCGGTACTATATATAATATATATACTATTAATACTATTATACTATTTATAATATTATAATATTATAATATTACTAATATTACTAATATTATAAAATAGTACTATAGTACTATAGTACTACATCTAAAAAACCTTTTCAAACAAACGACGAAGATAAGTTATATTAATATTACCGCCATGTCAAGTTTTTTTATTAAATTTTTATATGCAAAGGCGTGGAACATTATTTGAGAGAGCCACGAAGGGTGAGTTTCAGACTGACGACATAGTGTCTAATTTAAAGAGATGTAAGGAGATATCTAACGATGTATCTGTTACAGACCTTTTAAGCCCTACTTCCAAGCACATTGGTTTATTTGCTGAGTTATTGTACCGTATACAGAATATGCCTGAGTTGGAGAATGTTGATAGTCCTGAGATGTTATTTGATTCTTCCACGGCTTACTGGGGTTAGTTCTGGCTCTTACCAAGAAGATAAAGGGGGTTACGCATTATGCTTATTCTGATGAGGCTGAATTCAGGCAGTCTCATCCTGATGCTGATTTAGTTAAGAGCTGGAGGGATGCTGATGAGGGTCAGTGGTGTATTTCTGATGATGGTCAGGTGGTACAGGTATTAAAGCGTGGTACTTTCAGCAAGAAATATCAGGATACCAGTTACATAAGGACTATTATAGGCATGGTGAATACTGGTGATGCATATAAGTTAAAGGGTGGTTTAAAGAAGTCAATATATCGTTTTGGTGAAAAAGAGTGGTATGATGCTTTAAAGGATGGCTCAATGACTGAGAGTAAGCGTAATTTTGCCAAGTATATAGCTTATGGTGCTAATTTAGAGGATGCTTATAAGAAGTCGCATCCCAACGCAAAGAGTAAAGATTATTCTATTAGCAGTGCAAAACTTTTATTAAGAAGCAAAGAGGTGAGAAATCTAGTGGATAAAGAAGTAGAAATGTTAATGTCTGAGATTGGCTGTACTAAGAAGTATCTTTTAGAGAATGCCAAGGATATTATTGATAAGGAAAGCTCCAGAGACGGAGACAAACTCCGTGCTCTGGAGACGCTGATGAAGATATCAGGTCTTTTAACTACCGATAAAAAAGTGGATTCAGTAGCTTTGATACAGGAATTTACCGGATTCAGCAGGGATAAGCTAAACGCATTTAGCGCAGGCCTTCTCCCTGAGGAAAAGCCGAAAGAGTTAAAGGAGAATAGTTGAAGTGCCGCCGAAAGGAACATTACTGGACATGAGTACACCATTTATGAATCCAGTATCTACAAATGTTCACAGCAATGTAGATAATTTAATTTTTCAGTCTAAGCTTGATGAGCAGGAGAAGAAGGAAAAGATGTATGGTGCTATTTATGAGGATAAGAGTCCTGAGTTTATAGGCGGTATGGATGATGTTGTTGCCAATGTTGCCTTTTCTCCTTTGATAGCGGCTAAGAAGATACCAGACCTTATGAAGACGATAAAGAAAATTGGATTAAAGAATCCGCTTTATCATTTTACATCACAGCCAAGGGCAGAGGCAATTTTAAAATCTGGACAGATTAACCCCAGCGGCTCTTTCCCATCAGCGAAGCCCGTTGGTATTGTTAAACCAAGGGGTTTTTCTGTCACTAGAGACCCAAAGTTTGCAAGTAGGCCGCATAAGCACGTGCCAACTGATGTTAGGTTTATTATGGATAGGGATGATTTAATTAGGAAGGGCTATAATATAAAACCATTTACTGAGAGTCATTATCGGAAAACATCAGAGAGCGTGATTCCTATTGGCAAGTATAAAGAAATACATGGTTATTACCCCTATCAAATGAATCCACGTTTTGAATTTGAAGAAAGGATAGCGGGGTCGTTACCAGTTAGTGATATAAAATTAATAGATTTTCTTAAATTCCCAAAAAAAGCCTTAGAGTCAGAAATCCCTCGTCTTACTACGAATAGGGCAAATTTATTACATAGGATTTTGGATAGGGACATTCCAATTATGATGAGTAAAGATGCAAGACGGGAAATGAAGGCATTAGGTGGTCGGGAGCTTTTAACAACCAGAGAATTTGACAAGTTAATGTCGTCTCCAACTTATAGCTTTGATCCTTTTAAGCGGCGTAAATTTGAATGGGAACCTTACCAGTGGTAATAAAGAAAATAAAGATTGATAACAATAGGTGGGGTGTCACAACTACCCCTATTTGGCCCTATTCTACCCCTAGAATAGCGAAAGTGGACAATAGGCTATACGTAATAAGGTTTGACTTAAATGGATGAGAAAGAATACAAATTCTGGCTTATTTACATTGCCTTTATTGTTATAATGATATATTTTTTTATATGGATAACGGAAATGTGAGTGGTAAACCTGCCACTGCCAGAAGCTATCGGGGAACTCTCGTGGATGATAACATGGTTTTCTCCTTCAACATTAAATGGCTGGGACAGATTTTGGTTTTGTGTGGGATGCTGGTATATGGTTTCTGGAATATTATCGCACGTATTGAAGCCCTTGAAGACGGGATGGCTACTTCAACTGCCCAGATCGGTGAATTGGTTGATAGACATATAATAGACGAACAACAAAGATATGCTAAAATGGAAGAGGAACTGCAATGGTACCAAAAGGAATTAAATCTAAACCCTCTAAGCTGGCGAAAAAAGAAAAAAAAGTAAAAGCCATGTCTTGGAGTGAGATTTTGGCAAAGATTAACCACTATGTTAGTATTCATGGCGATTTGCCGAGGAATTAAAGTAAATGAAGGAATTTCTAACACTTTATTCAGAAGCTGGGATGATAGGCGTTGTGGGTGCTATGTTTATGTTTTTGGTTTATTCTATGAGCAAGAGGGCTAATGATCAGGCTGAGGCACTTGAGAACCTTAAGGTTGAAAACGAAGAACAGTCTGTAAGGATTTCCAATATTGAGAGTATTGTGATTAAGTTCTTGGACAGGTGGAACCGTTCTGATGAGACGAGAGATCGCCGCCATGAAGATTTAGTAAAGGAAGTTAATGATATGTCCGATGTTCTCATGGAGATTAAGGGAAGCGTATCAAGGATAAACGGGAGGAAGTAATGACAGACAGGGATTTTCAGGACTGGTGGGGCAAAGTTGTAAGGATACACGGATATGATCCTAATCCGGACAATCCTATGCATTTTTATGACTATCGTAAGGCTTATGATGAGAACCATCCCATCCCTAAGCGTTTTCAGCATTGGGACTCAAGGTATAAGCATGATCTTCACCCAAACAGGTTTGTACCGGGAACAGACCCTTCTGTAGACAAGCCGGATGTTATGTGGTGGGATACCAAGAATGATGAGCCCGCTTCAGCTTCGGAGGTTCTTATCCACGATGTAATGCGTCAGGAATATTTAGACGGCCTAGATGATGCCAGATAATTTTAACATTATCCCCGGCCCTTCTGATATGCAGGAAAGGGACGAGGTTCTTGCCAATGCCTATAAGAGCCTTATTTACTTTGGCAGGGCATTTCTGCCTAATGACTTCATGCATAAGTCAAATTCCCCCAATTTTCACTTTGATGTAGCTGAAAAACTCATATCAACAAAACCGGGGAGCAGAACCTGCATTATCATGCCCCGTGGCTTTGGCAAGTCCATCTTGTCAAAAGCCGCCATTATGCATAAGCTTTGCTTTGCCGGTGACGATGAACAGCATTTTATGGCTTGGGTTTCAGAAGAACAAAGTCAATCCATTGATCACTTAAAATATTTAAGAAATCACTTTGAAGTAAATAAAAAATTAAAGTATTACTTCGGAAATATGGATGGTAGCAGTGCTGGCAAGCGTTGGACAGAAAAAGATATTGTAACTCCCAAAGGAGACCGGGTAATTGCTAAAGGGACATCACAGAGACTGAGGGGCCGTGCCGAGGTTGATGTTCGCTACACGGGTATTATCCTTGATGACTTTGAATCTGAATTAAACACCAAAACACCGGAGAGAAGGTCGGAGATCAAGAAGTGGATCGTGTCCACTGTTTACCCTGCTTTGGAGGAGACCCCGGGCAATGAGGGCTCCATATGGTTATGCGGTACTATTGTCCATTATGATAGTTTTCTACAGATGGTTGTAGACGGCTATAAGAATGCCAAGAAGGACGGAAGATTGTATCCTTGGGACGTTGTGTTTCACAGGGCTATTGAGGATGGTAAATCTATCTGGCCTGAGCAGTTTTCAGTAGAAAAGCTGGAATCTAAGAAACGGGAGTTCATTGAAGCTGGACTTGTTAATAAATTTGCACAGGAGTATATGAACGATGCCCGAGACATTTCTAACGCATCATTTAAGATTGACCGTATCCAGCATTACAACGGCAGTGTTAAGAACAAAGGCGGATTCAACTATCTAATTGACGGTGAAGACGCTACGCCCCTTAATATTTACATTGGCGTTGACCTTGCGGCAACAGCCACAGAGACCTCAGATTATCAGGTTATCATGGTTATGGGTATTGACTCTGATAAAAACCGTTATGTTCTGGAGTACTTTCGTGAGCGTATCCCTACTTTTGATATTCCTCCTAAGATCATTGAACTTGCTAATAAGTACTCTCCTGTCCGCCGGGTTACGATTGAAACAGTGGCGGCACAGGAAATGGTAAGGGATATGGTAACTAGGCTTTCAGCAAAGGAAAAGAGATTGATGCCCGGTATGTTCAAGGGTGTTAAGCCTCCGCCTAGGATAAAGAAGGAAGATCGGCTTGAAACATCACTTGGCCCCATTGTCAACTCGAAAAAGCTTTACATACAGAGGCATATGACAGAATTGGTGGATGAGTTCTTTGAGCACCCCAAGCCGAGAAATGACGATTTAATGGATGGTTTATATTATGCTGACTACTTTGCTAAACCCCCGAAGAGCACAAAAACAAAGGTTGATACTTTAAACCGGGATATTGAGTCACCACGCATTGGAGTCTTATCTAGGTCTTATAACTGGGTAACTGGAGCTAGAGCATGAACACCGTTGCACATTATATCTATTTATTGGTAAGATACCGCAGATAATTACAACTATGCCACGATACTCTAAGCGGTCAAAAGAAAGGCTTGCAACTTGTGATGAGAAGTTGCAGGGCGTGTTTAATGAGGTGATTAAGCACGTTGACTGTTCTATTTTAGAGGGACATCGTAGCAAGGAAAGGCAAAACAAACTTTATGATGAGGGACGTACTAAAGTTAGGTATCCTGATGGCAGGCATAATGCTGACCCTTCTAAAGCCGTGGATGTTACCCCTTACCCTGTTAATTGGGAAGACAGGGAGCGGCAGACTCTCTTTGCCGGGTTCGTTCTTGGCATTGCTCGTGGGATGGGCCTTCGTCTAAGATGGGGCGGTGACTGGGATCAGGATTTTCAGGTAATGGATAATCGCTTTGACGATTTTCCGCATTTTGAGATTAGGAAATAATGCCCGAGACTACAGACACTATTAAAGCAAGGCTCACCCCCGGTGAGTTTGTTGTTAGAAAAGAGGCCGTTGATATGATTGGACTACCCTTTCTTCATAAAATTAACAATCTTCCTAAAGAAGGTGGTCATTCTGCGATTGATAAGATCAAACACATGGCTATGTTGGAGAATATGAAATCAATGTATGGCGGCGGACAGGTTCAGATGGGCGGCTATCAATCTGGTGGGATTGTTACCAGTTTACTCCCTAGGATGTTTAAAGATTATTTTAAAGAAGCCCCTCTCCCGGGTAGGGACTCAACGGTTTTAAGTCCAGAAGAGCAGATACTTATAGAACTAGAGCAGGGTTTCAAATCACCCAAAAGAGATATACCAAGTCCAGAAGAAGAAGTTCTTGGTGAATTAAATTTAGATAGAGGTGAATCTGGTTATCAAACTGGCGGATTGACTGGCTATGAGAATGGCGGTTCGGTAATGGATTATATTCATAGCGGACTTGATGTTGCTGGTATGGCTCCGGGCCTTGGTATAGTTCCTGATTTAATTAATACTGCTTTATATGGCGGAGAAGCATTGCTTGCAGGTGATCCTGTATCGAGGAAAGAGGCATTGACGCTAATGGGTTTATCAGGGGCGGCGGCAATACCGATTGCAGGCCAAGCGGCTACTGCTGGTAAATTTGCTAAGAAAATAGCTAAGTCTATTCCTGACAAAGTAAGGACTAAGCATCTATTAGACCTTTCTAAGAAAAGGCAGGCTGGGGCCAAGTATGAGTTTCCTTTGCCCGGGACTACTGATATGATAGAATTTGATGAAATTGGGATGAAAGGGGTTAAAGAGATTTTAGGTGGTAAATACCCACAATATGCAAAGGTTTCATACCCCGATACCCGAGTCTGGGGAAAGAAGCATAAAGGTTATGTAGCTGATATTAGCCCTTCTGGGAGAGAGGTACCACATGGCTACCAAGATGGCGGATGGACTGGCTATCAACCGGGTGGTGAAGTTGGTTTGTTAGAAAAGATTTTATCGGGCTTGTCTAATATAGAGGCTTATAAGGGTTATGCTACTTCGGGTGCTGATGTGTCACCATATACAATGAGCAAGAGAGAGCTTGCAGAGATGCCGAAGAAGAAAAAAGTATTATACAGGGATCAGATACATAAGAATTTATCTGACGCAATAACGGCTGGTAATATAGATAAGATTGATTACAGCCTGCTTACAGACCCTTTTTACAGACCGCATTTAGAGAAAACCAACCCGGGCTATCTTAAAGAAGTGAGTTGGGGTGGTGAGTCTGGCTATCAATCTGGCGGATTAGCCAGCTATCAACCGGGAGGTGAAGTTCAGGAAAAGACCTTATATGGGGCTGGGGCTGATTTTAATCAATCAGCAATGACTGTTGATGACGGCCTTTATAATACGAGAAATGTTTTATCTATCCCGGCTGAGCAAGTTGGGGAAGGTAGCGGTTTGAGATATTATGGAGGAGAAGGAAGAAGTTCTCGTATGGGCATATCAAAGACAAAGGCGGCTATGGATGCACGTCAGCAAATGGCTTTTGCACCTCAGGACTCTATTCCTTTTGATATGATTGAGCAGTATTTAGCACCAGAAGAAGAACAGCCTCAACGGCGTGGATTGCGTGGACTGTTAGGTTTTCAAACTGGTGGCCCTGTTCCTGTTGGCCCGCCCGCACCTAGACAGCCTAATGAAATTATGCAACCCGGTCAAACCCCCGCCGGTTCAGTTATGGGCCCGTCTGATGCTGATATAGATCAGTTAAGGATGATGAAGGCTGAGATGTTGCAGAAGTCAATTCAGCAGGATACAGTATCCAAGGCTAGAAATACATTGGACTTGATACAGCTCCTTGATTCCTTGAAGCAATCCGGTTCTTCTGAAGCGATAGAGAGTGAAGGTATTAACCCTCAGCCGTATTTAGATCAGAAGCCGTTTATAAGAGATGCTGTTAAACCGAGCATGGGTCAGATGATAAGGGGTATGTTTTAGTGGATAAAGACCCCAGAGCATTATATAATGAAGAGTTGTACCGCCAGTGGCGTGATGCCCGTACTGACTGGGATACTGAAGCTCGTAAAGATATTGATTTTTATCTTGGTAATCACTTCACCACTGATGAGTCTAATGAATTAGCACAGCGCAATCAGGCTGACATACCAATGGATCGGGTATCTTCAGCTATAGAGAAGTTTAAGGCCGTTTTAACATCTAGGCCGCCTGCCTTTACAATCACCCCCAGAGAAGATTCAGATGTGCAGGTAGCATCATTATGGAGAACCGTAATGGGTTATGTGTGGCAGATATCGGATGGCGACTCCCAGATAAAGCAGGCCATTCAGGATTATGCTACAACAGGAATGGGCTATTTCTATGCTTACATAGATAGCGAATCAGATTTTGGTAGAGGCGATGTCCGGTTCACCTATATTGATCCATTCAGGGTCTACGCATCTCCCTCATCACGAGACCGGTGGTTCAGTGATTCAGATGGCATTATCCTTTCGACCATCCTCACAGGCGATCAGGTCATCGGCCTCTACCCTGAATTGGGAGATCAGACCGATCCTCAAACTGGAGAGACCATCCCCGGTCTGATCCATAAGCTTTCCGGGTTTTCTTATAAAGAAGAAGATTATCCATCAGCTCAGAACCGTAATTCCATGACTGTTTTTACTCCTGCCGAGGTTAAGGATAAGGATTATTTTGAAGTTAAGAAATATCAGATACTCGAAAGATTTTACAAGGTCAAGGTTCCTTATTACAGGGTTATAGACACGCAGTCTCAGGAAGAGACAATTTTGTCTCAGGAAGAGTTCGCTGTTTTCTCACAGGAGAATCAGGAAGCTCTTGAGATGGGTGCCTTTCAGGTGGTGGAAGTTTTACAGACCCGTGTTAAGGTTTGCGCTACCATTGGTGAGATTGTCTTATATGAACAGATTTTAAATACTGATGAGTACCCCATTATTCCCCTTCCCAACATATGGACGGGTACTCCCTATCCTAAAAGTGATGTTTCCAGAGCCAGACCAATGCAGAGGCTTTTAAACAAGTTATGGTCTCTTGCCTTGTCACACGCTCAGGCTTCTGCAGGACTTAAGTTACTTGTCCCTATTGGAAGCGTTGATGATATCGGACAGTTGGAGCAGGATTGGGCTAACCCAAATGCGGTTATTGAAATTGATTCTTCTCAGGGTGAACCCCATTATCCTGCTCCGCAGGCCTTAGCCGGTGAGTTTTATAAGCTTATACAGCAGTCAGAGTTTTATATTGACTTTATATTTGGCCTCCCTGAAATGATGCATGGCTTTTCTGAGAAGGCTCCTGAGACGGTAAAGGGTACTGAAAGGATGATAGCTCTTGGCTCTGAAAGGCCAAAGTCCAAATTAAGAGATATAGAGTTTAGCATAAATCGTTTAGGTAAAGTAATTTACAATCTGGCAAAGGGTCATTATACCCATAAAAAGATTTTCAGGCTTGCACAGCCAAATAACAACATAACTGAGGTTATGGCTAATTATTATACTGATGTAAGCGGTGCTGTGATGGATATTAAGAAAGACCGTCATTTCCTAGATCAGCACGACATAAGAATTGAACCGGGTTCAACCATGCCTTCCAATAAGTGGGCAGAGCTTGGTGTTTATCTTGAAGCCTACCAGATGGGTATCGTGGATAAATACGAAGTATTGAAGAAGAATCCGGAAATATTTGACAAAGAAGGAATCATGAAGCGTACAGATGAGAAGCAGAAGATGATGCAACAGATTCAGTCTATGGAAGAACAACTAAAGAATTTGCAGGGCGACTTGCAGACAGCCCAAAGAGAATCTGTCAGTGACAGGAAGCGTGTCGAGGTTGAGAAATTCAAGACTCGCCTTTCTGAGACTTCTTCGGAATCTAAAGCTGACAGGAGGGTACAACGTAGTAAACTCGAAAACGAGGTGAAGCTCGAAGTTGGGAAATTGGCTAACAATCTCAAGGACATTGAGAGAAAAGCCGGTTCAGCCCCGGAAGCATAGAGACATCTAACTGGAGATATTATGGAAACACTAGAACAACAGGAAGTTGGAACATTAGAGAACCCCGGAAGCGGTGAAACTGCATTCGTGGAGGATATCGTTAATCAGGAAACCCCGGAACCGGCCCAGCCGGAGCAGGGGTATGTAGAACCTCAGCAAGAAGGGACTATTTCAGTAGACTATGAGGCGGAATCCAAGAAGTTTCAGTCCATGTATGATCGTGCTCAGGCCGATAATACAAGGTTGAAACAGCTTGAACCTTTAGGTCAGTTACTGGAACAGAGACCCGATATTGTTCAGTTGATACAAAACGGTATAGCCAATCCGCAGGGTGCACAGGACTCGCAGACGGCGTTATCTAGTGACGACTTTAATCCTTGGGAAATTGCCGAGGAGGGAACTCAGACAAATGATTATGTATTCAGTAAAGTGGATGCAAGAATCAGTGATAGGGTTCGATCCGAAATGGCAAAAGAAAAGCAACAGATGCAGGCAGAAATGGCTATGAATAATACTGTTAGTGAATTGCGGGGGACTTATAAGATGTCAGATAATGATATCCGTGACTTTCTCACATTCACCACACAGCCAAAAGAAGCTGTTGGTCTTGCCAACCTCGTTAAGCTCTACAAGATGCAGAACGGGACATCTGTTGAAAACAATGATACAATGGAAGCGGTAAGTGCCGCAAGACAAGCTCCACGCACTGCTGGTGTCCTTCAGGGACAAGCCCCTGAGTCTCCCAAGTCCGATCAGGACAAAATTTGGGATACTATCATGGGTAGCGGTAGTGGAACGGCACTTCCCTAACTAACAAATCCTAAACAATAGAGGTAACAAATGGCACTTTCATATAACGCTGGAACTTTAAAGTCCAGCGATATTACCGCATCAACAACCTCTGCTGGCGTAGGTACCGCTCCGGATCGTAGACGATTATATAACTTTGGAGACCGTGTTGCTGAATTAGCACCGGAGGAATCTCCATTTTTCGTCTACCTTAGTAAGGTAGCTAAGGCACCTACTGATGATCCCATATTCCGTTATCTCGAAAATCGGAATAAGGTAAACTGGACAGACCGTGCATTCTTGCTTGCGGCGGCTGTGAATGGTGGCTCTGCCGTATCGGCAGGTTCGTCTTACTCATTCACGGTTGACACGAGTGGCGGCGCATCGGTTGACTGGCTGATCAAAGGTATGGTGTTTGTTGTAAACACAGTAGACAGTACTGCTGGTATCGGACATACTATTGTCCGTGTTGATTCTTCTGTCTCTGATCTAGGCTCCACATCTTCCTTCACCGGTAAGATCATTGATGTCTCTAACTCTAATGTTAGCGGATATAATGTTCTTGCTGATGACGATAGTTGTCAAATTATTGGCACATCGTTTGAAGAAGGTTCTGGTGCTCCTGATGTCTGGTCAAGCGAGCTTGAAGATAATTATGGGTATACCCAGATTTTCAAGACAGCGGCTGAGATGACAAATACAGCGATTGCTACCCGATACCGGGGATACGCAGACGAATGGTCTCGTATCTGGGCGGATAAATTACGTGAGCATAAGGTTGATATTGAGCGGGCCATGCTATTCGGGCAAAAAGCCCGGGTAGGTGGCATTCAGTACACCGAAGGCATTGTTGGTCATATTGTGAAGAATGTGAACCCGTCTGCATCTGATGCGGCACTTTCATACTCTTCTGGAAGCTCTTACTACCGTACTGCGGCTCAGTCTGAGTTTACATATGATCGCCTGCTTTCCGACTTAGAAGTAATCTTTGACCCCGCACGTGGCGGATCAAGTGATAAATTGGTACTTTGCAGTCTCCCGGTTATTACATTCTTTAATAAACTGGGCAGTTCTACTTTCTTGGCAGGTTCTTTGAACCACGCCGCAGAAGGCAGTTCTCGTACTCCTGCACAAGCATACCAGTATAACTTTGATTCCCGTCAGGGCGCATTCGGTCACTCCATTATGGTTATTGACACCATTCATGGACGTTTGAATCTGGTAAAGGAACCACTTTTCCGTGGTATCGCATCCGGTTTCATGCTTATGGCTGATATGAGTCAGGTTGCTTATAGGCCGCTTGTTGGAAATGGCGTTAATCGTGACACCCATGTGATTTCTAATGTTCAATCAGACGATGAAGACTTAAGGAAAGATATGATCCTGACCGAATCCGGTCTTGAAGTAACTCTCTCTGAGTCTCACGCTCTGTATAACATAGAATCATTATAAGGAGTTAAGTTATGAGATCAGACCTACAAGAAAAATCAAGTGGAAAATATCAAACAGGAGAAAGGGCTGTTGAGTATATAGATAATGGGGCCGCAAGGTCTATTACATTACTAGCCGCTCAATCAGGCACTCTCTTCGCTGTTGATATGTCAACCGTTGATAATAATGTAACCGTAACATTGCCAACAGCCTCTGCGGCTGTGGCAGGTGTTAATTATGATTTTTGTTTTACCGTCGATTCTGACGATGATGCAGATTTCATTATAAATACTGGTGCCGCTGGTACTGATATTTATGGTGGTATTATTACATTAGCGGCAAACAGTACAATAGATGCCTTTGCTGGTATTTCAACAATAACAGTTGATGGCTCTGTTGCACAATCGTCAGAAGGCTTAAAAATGTCTTTTGTTTGTGATGGTACTAATTGGCACTTGAGCGGTCATATAATGACAGCAGTTGGAACAGTCCACCTAGTTGGTGCGGCTGGAGTCTAATTTTCCGAATAAATAAGGATAGCAGTTTTTGGTACTGTAGGGGCTGTCGTATAAAGGATGGCCCCTGAAACCATGAGAATTATGAAGATTAAGAATTGTGTACACTGCCAGACTCCTAATAAGGGAGGCTGGTTTTATTGCAGGGATTGCGGTAAAAAGGCATCTAAGATTAGGTACACTACCAATCTTTGGATGACTTCTGATATTGGCAAAAGAACAGATGTTGAGCTGACTTCCCAGAGCATGGATCACAATATGAGTGAAATGAAAAGGAGAATTGGCTATGCCTAAGGTTGGTAAAAAGCATTATCCTTACACTAAAAAGGGGAAAGCGGCGGCTAAGAAAGCTAGAAAACGGAGGGCCGCCCGCAAAAAGAAGAAGTAATAAATGGCTACTTTTGAAGCGCAGGTAGAGGGATTAACCAGCCTTTCCATAGACGGGAGCAGTGCTCCGACTCAGACAGAGTTGACGCAGTTCCTTACAGATGGTGCTAAGGAGGTTATTAACGTCTTACCGGATGATTTATTAGAGTTATGTACCAGTGAGCAAAGTTTTACATCCGGTACTCCGCAGACATTAAATACCGGCAAGGTGATGTATGCGACCAGAAGTGACGGCACAATAGCCCAGCCTTGCAGGTATATACCATCCCGTATGGTAGGCAGGGCTTTAGATTCTGGCGACATGAATGCGGCTACCACTACAGACCCCATATATTATATTAAAAATAACACGATAGACATTGCTCCCAGTAGCGGGTCTTCTGTGTATTCAGAGGTGCAGTATCCTTCTGTTGCATATGGAGATTCAGCAATAGCGGCATTCCCAGATGAAGCTGAATATTTAATCCCATTATATGCTTCTGTAAAATCATTGCAGAATGTTTTAGGCAACAAAACATCTAATTCAGATATTACAACAGCCCTAACTGCTGTTAATGCTGAAGTTGACGAGTGTTTGACAATAGCTGACAATATTGCAACTGAGATAGGGTTAGCCAATACTGAGGCTGATAAGATTGCCACTGAGATTGGCTTGGCGAACACAGAGGCTGATAAGATGGCGGCAGAAGTCGTTTTAGCAAACGCTGAGGTGGATAAGGCTACAGCAGAGGTGGCTCTTTCAAATACAGAAGCGGATAAAATATCTGCTGAAGTTGATTTAGCTAATGCTGAAGTTGATAAGGCGGTAACTGAGATTGGGCTTGCTAATGCTGAAATAGATGAGGCGGCTACATTAATTGACTCAGGTGTTGATACAGCCACAGCCGCAATAACTACAGCGGCAGGAAGAATTAATACAGCGGTAGCCCTTGCTAATGCACAGTTTGATGCGGCTGTGTTAGAGGCGGCCCAAGCTGAGGGCGAAGCTGACGATGGTAAGATTGACACTGCTTTAGATTTAATAAATACACAGGCTGATAGTGCTGTTACTACTATATCCAGTGCTACAACAGCACTTGGTAATGCAAATACCAGAATAGCCACAGCCAAGGCGGAGATAGATTTAGCTAATGTTGAGGTGGATAAGATGGCGGCTGAGGTTGTTTTAGCTAATGCAGAGGCAGATAAGGCAACTGCTGAGGTTGCATTGTCTAATGCCGAAGCAGACAAGATGGCGGCTGAGGTTGTGTTGGCAAATGCTGAAGTGGATAAAGTTGGTGCTGAGATAGCTTTGGCAAATGGTGAACTTGATGAAGCCTTAGTTCTTGTTGATGCCGGTATAGATACTGCAACTGCCGCTATAGCAACTGCCGCAGGTCGTATAAATACAGCAGTAGAACTAGCAAATTTAGAATTTGATAAATGTGATACTGTTCTTGATCTTGGGGAAGCTGATACGGAAAACGATATTAATACTGCTTTAACGGCAATAAATACAGAGCTGGATGAGACTCAGGGTCTTGCTGACAATATGCATACTGAGATTGCTATTATAAATTCATCTGCTGATAGTGCTTTAACTGAAATTGGTTTAGCTAATATTGAGGTGGATAAAATGGCGGCAGAGGGAGTGTTGGATAATGCAGAACTTGATAAAGCTACTGCTGAGTTAGCAGAAGCGGCAACCCTTGTAGACTCTGGTATAGACACCGCTACAGCGGCAATCACCACTGCCGCAGGCAGGGTAAATACTGCTGTTATATTAGCTAATGGTCAATTTGATGCTGGTGTTTTAGAAGCCGCTCAAGCAGAGGGGGAGGCTGATGATGGTGCTATAGCCACAGCTCTTGGGTTAATAAATACTCAAGTAGACAGTGCTGTTAGCATAGCTAGTAATATGAATACTTTTCTTGGTAATGCTAATACTAGAATAGCAACAGCTAAGGCAGATATAGATTTAGCGAAAACAGAAGCGGCAGAAATAGCATCTCAAACAGATAATAGTGGCGAAATTGAAACAGCCTTAGATGCTATTAAAACAGAGTTGGATAAGGTTGATAATATAATTGTAGAAGCTAGTGCTGAGTTTGACAAAGTTGATGATGTAATTGTTGAAGGCAGTGTAGAACTTGACAAGTCTACTGCCCTTCTTGACAAAGGAGAGGTTGATAGTGAAAGTGCTGTTAATGATGCGGCGGCAAAAATAGTAGTAGAATTAGATGAAACACAGGCTATATGTGATAAGGTAGATGCTGATTTAGTCCTCGCAAAAGCTGAGATTGTACTTGCCAAAGCAGAAGCGGCAGAGTTGGCTTCAAATACAGATAATTCAAGTGATTTTGCAACAGCTTTAACTGCTATAAATACAGAGCTTGATAAGGTGGATGAGGTGATTGTAGAAGCCAGTGTAGAATTTGACAAAGTTGATAATGTCATTGTAGAGGGGAGTGTAGAATTTGATAAGTCTGATGCATTATTAGATTTGGGTGAAGCTGATTCTGAGGGTGCTGTAAACACTGCTTTGGGTAAAATTATTACTGAGATGGATGAGACTCAGGCAGTATGTGATAAGATAGACGCTGACTTAGTTCTTGCTAAGGCGGAAATTGTGCTCGCTAAAGCAGAGGCCGCTGAACTCGCAACCCAAACTGATAATGGTGGCGACTATGAAACAGCTCTTGATGCAATGAATACAGCATTGGATAAATTTAGGGCTGATGGTGATGATCCTGCTTTGTTTGGAGACGAGTCTACATATACTACTGGAAGCTCAGCTATGACGAGTGTTAAGACTTATGTAGATAGAGCCATATCTTACATAAATGGAGATCATCCAAATGCGGCTTATGATTTAACGGCTAATCTTGCTGACGTAGATGCTGAATTAACAAGTGAAGATATTGATCTTGCTAATGCAAGGATGCAACAAACTCAAACAACTTTAAATGCCGTTGATACAGACTTAAAGATAGCCCAGACATATATAACTGAATGGAATACAATGGTTCAGACTTTATCTGCTGAGATAAATGGTTTTGCCTCAGAAGCTCAGGCAAGGGGTGGTTTTAGCGGGGCTAAGGCAAAGGCTGTTGATGGTTATATTAGCACGGCTCAAACTTATGTGTCATCTGCACAGGGGTTTGGAAATGAAGTGCAGGCTAAGATTTCAATTTCACAGGGATATTCAAATGAGGTTCGATCAAGGCTAGAGCAGGCTCAGGCAAAGAGACAGGAATCTCAATCTAGGCTTGCGGCAGGGAATGCCTATCTCCAAGAAGCGAATGCAATAGTAAGCCAAGGGAACGCTTACATAAAAGAGGCTGAAGCATACATAGCCCAAGCTCAAGGGTATGCGGCTGAGGTTGGTGCTAGATCAACATTCTCTGGGGCGAAATCACAGGCTATTAAGGGTTATATTGATACAGCTCAAAGTTATGTAGCCACTGCTCAGGGATTCGGAAATGAAGTTCAGTCTAAAATTGGTATAGCTAATGGATATGTTGCTGAAATTAGTATTAGGTTACAGCAAGCCCGAGCAAAAAGGGAAGAATCTCAATCCAGATTAACGGCTGGAGGTTCCTATCTTCAAGAGGCCAATGCAATAGTGAATCAAGGAAATGCTTATATAAAAGAAGCTGAGTCGTATATAGCACAGGCACAGGGATATGCCGCAGAGGTTAATTCCCGAACAGCCTTTACAGGGGCTAAGTCTCAAGCAGTACAGGCATATATAAATACTGCCAATGCTTATCTTGCTGAAGTAGCTCAAGACATTTCCATTGCCAATAGTTATGGGAATGCCATAGGTGCTTATGTTCAAGCGGCACAGGGTTATGTGGCAGAGATTGAGGCTTATTCAAAAAGTACGCAAATATTTATAAACACTTCTCAGAATAGAGTAAATGCCGGAAATGCTTTTCTTGCTGAGGCAAATGCATCTGCAAGTGAAGTTCAGTCTTATGTAAATGAAGTTTCAGCTAGAGTGCAACAAGTTCAAGCTCAGGTTGGGGTAGCTCAGGGATATATAGCAAGTGGTGCTGGTTATTCGAGAGTAGCTGATACTTATGGTAAAACAGCACAGGGTTTTATTGGAACTGCCAATGGTTATCTTCAAGCTACCCAAGCTTATGTTGCTACAACTCAAGGATATGCCAGTGAGATACAGGCTAAGGTTAATATAGCGCAGGGGTACGGTAATGAAGTTAATTCTAGGCTTGCCCAAGCTCAGGCAAAGAGGGAAGAATCCCGGTCTAGGGTGGAGCTTGGTAATGGTTATTTAGCTGAAGCCAATGCTTCTGCGGCTGAAGCTCAGACTTATGTGAACGAAGTCCAAGCTCGTGTTGCTCAGGTTCAGGCCCAAGTTGGCGTAGCTCAAGGATTTTTAGGAACTGCTGACAGTTATGGTAAGACAGCTCAGGGTTATTTAGGTACAGCGCAGGGCTATGGTGCTGTTGGAGATAAGTTTGCACAAACAGCATCCGGTTATACGCAGTCTGCTCAAAGTTATTTAGGGACTGCCCAAGGTTATGGTGGTGTTGCACAGGGATTTTTAGGTACGGCTAATGCTTATCTGGCTGAAGTAGCTCAGGATATTTCCTTAGCTCAGGGTTATTTAGCGGCTGTGGGAGCCTATGTTCAATCAGCTCAAAGTTATGGACTGGAGATTGATTCAAGGTTGAAGTATGCACAGGTATTTTCACAGACTTCTCAGACACGTGTGGCTACTGGCAACGCCTTCTTGGCGGAGGCCAGTGCGTCAGCTAATGAGGTTCAGGCTTATGTTAATGAGGTAGCGGCAAGAGTACAGCAGGTGCAGGCGCAGGTAGGTGTTGCTCAAGGTTATATTAGTACGGCATCTTCTTATAATCAGGATGCTCAAGGCTATCTTGGTACTGCTCAGGGCTATGGCATGGGTGGTGATAAATACGCTCAGACGGCATCTGGTTTCAATCAGACTGCACAGGGCTATCTTGGCACTGCCAACGGCTATGGTTCTACGGCTCAGGCTTATCTTGGTACAGCATCTGCTTACGGACAGGCCGCCCAGCGTTATGTTGAGACTGCCCAGTCTTATGCGGCCCAGATACAGTCTAAAGTCGGCATAGCTCAGGCCTATGCTAATGAGGCCCAGATAAGATTAGCGGTGGACACATCCCACTATGGCTGGTTTGAGAAACAACAGGCTAAATTACAAGCTGATTATGATAAAGGAATTCAACTTTTAATAGGAGCTAGGTCATAATGGCTGTCCATGCATTAACAGTTAAGAAGATTATAAGTCAGGTGCGTTTGGTTTTTCCGGACGCTCCTGAGACTTATATTATGAACTTAATCAATGAGGCACTGGTTGAAATGGGTAATCATCATACTAAGGTTGTTCAGGCTAAGGTGAGCACTGTTGCAAATCAGATGTTTTATGCTATTGGCGATAGCGCAAATGACTCAAGCAGTAATAGATTAGAGGCCAATAAAATCTTTAGAGTTGATCTAATGGATGATGATGGTGACTATATCAAGATACCAAGACTGGTTGATAAAGGCATTCTGTTAATGGATGCTACCAGTGAATCAGCAATAACAGCACCGGATTAATGGCTAGTAATATTTCATACCCGGAAGATGTAGCGGTCTGGTTTGTTGAGGGTGACAAGCTTGCCCTTATTACCAATGTTGACAGTAGCGGTACAGCCAGAACGACAACAAGAAAGAAATGGAAAGCTATTGCAGAGTCAGTTACAGATGGTTTATTTCTCCATTACTACGGAGAACCTAATTCAGTAAGTGCTATTACAGACACTCCTGATATTGACAATACCCTGCATGGTGCTCTTGTTGACTATGTTAAGCGTTGTTTATACATGGATAAGGCGGGTTCGTCTCAAGACCCTAACATAGCACAGACATCTATGGCTTTAATGGCCCAGCACGATCAAAGATTTAACAATCTCTTGAAGAGATTTGGAATGAGAAAAAGGGATAAGACTGGCGGAACCCGTGCAGTCCTACCTTTTAATTTTACATAACTGTTTGTATAGGGAGTAGTTCTTGCCCCGCAGGACAAACATGAATAGCAGGAGAACATCATGGCTAATCTTAATAAATATAGGACTCACGAGGCTCTTAACACCACTGTAGGTGGTAACTGGGACGTAGGTACAGCGGCTACAACGGGTAGCAGTGCCGATGTCGCCAACTCAATTCATTATAACCTTGCCGCAGGCACCCATACGATGGGTGTACATTCAGGAGTGGAAATATATTTCAGCTTCAGTGCTGATTCAGGCAGTGACGTAAGTGATACTAACGATCTCTTACTCCCTAAGAATACTCTTACTTTTCTTACTGTGCCCAGAGGTCTGGGGAACAATATCTATTTCAATCATAACTCAACCACTACAGACACTGGGTCTGTACGCATAGTGGAGATATAAGATGCA